CATCAGGACAGGCACAGGCCTGGCCTTGGGCTTCTCGCTTGTGGATGCGCGGCGCGCGCCCTCGCAGGCATAGCGGAGAGCGTCGATGACATGGTTCTGCCTGTCCTCGAGTAATGGCAGAACAGTGCCAGTGGCCTTGTCGGTCTTGTAGCTGTAGAGCGTCAGTTCATCGGTGGTGTGCTTACAGCGGGGATGCACCACGATGTCGAAAGACTTCAGCCATTCGACGCCTTCCTCGACCGACTTCGGCCCCTTGACCGCAGGCTGTATCTTCGGGAAGCCGTTCTTGCGCATGTGGCTGATGGTCTCGGGCCGCGCGCTGTCAGCAACCATCGGCCACCGCTCGGCCTCTGGGATCGACATGAACAGGGATGGCGTATCCACAATCTCGCACCCGATCTGATACGCCTCATAGTCGATGAAGAGCTTCCTGCCGGCGATGTGGCATCGCACCGCAACCGTCGGGTCGGTCGCAAAGCCCCAGTCAGCGCCGAGCCTGTGGATCGCGTCCGGCGGTGCGTCGAACTCCTCGATGGTCCAGTTCTTGAACACGCGCGTCTCGCTGTTACGGACGTAATCGCCCTTCCAGACGTGCAGGTATTTGTCCGGGTCGCGGCGTTTGTCGTATTCCATCTCGTCGCGCAGCACGGCCGGAAACCACGGGTTGTCGCTGTAGTTGACCTGCACGATCACCGTCTTGTCAGGCGGCTTCGGCCCGCGCAGCAGGCGCTCGATGGGGTCTGTCTCGAAGCGGGGGTTCCAAGAGAACCAAAGCTGCGAGCCGGGCTTGCGGATCGTCGGCCGCAGGATGTCGAGCGAGAACTGCGACACCGACTGCGCCTCCTCGACCCAAGCGATGTCGAAGCCCTCAAGAGACTTGATGCTGTCGGCTGTGTGGTTCTGCATCCCCTGGAAGATGATCGTGCCGCCGTTGCAAGACTTGATCTCGGCCTGCTGGACCTCGAAAAACGACGCCACGCCCATCTGCTCGATCTTGGCCTCGAGCAGCTTCTTGACCGACTGGGCGAGAGACTTCTGCACCTCACGCACGCACACCGCGTCGGTCTTCTGCGTGACGCACCGCTCGATCAGCATCTCGGCGAAGAGCCAGCTCTTGCCGCTGCCGCGCCCGCCGTGAGCGCCGAGATAGCGGGCGTCGTCGGCAGTGACGAGCGGCTTCGCCCAGCGAGGGGTCTGGAGCTTGAGCTTCACTTGGCTCGCTCAGGTTCTTTCCCGCCGGGCGCCTTCTTCACCATGCCGGTGATGTACATTTCGCGGGCGCTCTGGCCGCGAGCCTCAGAAGCAATCTGATCGCGGATCATCTGCACATACTTGGCGCCTTCGCCATACTTTTGGATCGCGCGCGTCAGGCGCTGCTCATCTGAGATATTCATCGTAGTCTCCCCTCTCGATCACGTTTGTCTCATAGTACATCAGGTTCGCTGCGCTGATGCCTTCTTCTGTTTCGACTATGTCATTCGCAATATCATCGAAGAGGTCCGACACCTCGTCGATCTTTGCGGCTCTTTCGGCGGGCGACATAGCAGCCCATGCTTCCTTACCCATATCGAACTCGGGGATGTATTGGAAGCGCAAACCGTTGATGCCGGCAACCGCCTCCTCGCTGATGCCGGCCTGTGCGCTGGGGCGATCCATCACGCGGCTGTCCGTCACGAAGGTGAAGCCGTCCACGCCATACTCTGTGAGCTTGTCAGATAGTCGCCTGGCGAATGCCGGATCTTGCCTCTTGCGGAAGTAGATCTCAACGCCAGGGCGGCTTTCTGGCGTGCGTTGCGGCACGACCTTGGAAATGAACGCCGCGTCCTGATCTGCTTCCCTCGCCACCTCGACCATGCGGCGCGTCACGCCCGTCGGGTCGAAGTTCCGTCGCACGACGAACTCGGCGTTGAACGCTCGCTCGTCCGACTGCATGAAGCGGCCATAGGTGTTGTTGATCTGATACATCACAACGCTCGGATCGCCCTTCGCTGGCTCGCCAAGACGCGACGCAATTTCTGCCTGCTGGACGTTGGTCGGCCTCATGCCAGGGCGCTCGACGCTGATGCCAAGCATGTACCGGGCAAGCGGCGCCTTCATTTCGTCCAGCTCTGCTTGAGCCTGCGCCTGTCTGGTGTCAAAGGCTGTGCGGGCCTGATCAACGCGAGCGGCATACTGCTCATCTGTTTCCGTCTTGCGCCGATTTGGGGCGGTGAAACCTTGGTTCAGTTCACGGCGAAGCGATCTGACGGCAGCAGGATCTGACGCACCCGCAAGAGATGCCTCAAATTCAAAAGATCCACCTTCGCCAGCTTTGTTGGTCCAACCGTTGTTCGTCCAGCGTTCTTTTTCTATGAACCAAGCAACAGCTTGCAGATCGTCTGGGTTCAGATCTTGAAGATTGGGCGCAACATCTCGAATGATGCCTTGCTCGTTGATGGTGCGCGCGGCGTCTGCTTTGACGCGCTGTCCGAACCCGAACTCTCCGCCGATGCGCGGCTGCTCAAGTGTCGACCCCTTGAGGTGCTTCCCTGTGACGCCCTTCTCGACAGGCGGAGGCAGACGCGGAAGACCAGCCAGACGGCGCAGATGGCGCGCATCCCAAACATCAATCGTCGCAGCGTTGGTGTAGCCGATCAAGTTGCCAGTGAAGTTTGGCGTCTTCGGTGCGCCGTCTGCAACGCGGAACATGTCGAAAAGGGCTTTAGTCGCCGCCGGGCTATTGGTGTTGAACAGCGCGCCTGCCGCATTCGTTACCAACTTGAACGGGTTGTTTGGATCTTTGTGCAGTTCTGTCAGCCTGTTGGGGTTTACATCACTAGCATCGAGCATCTCTTTGTACATGCGGAGTTCTTCGTCATATTCTCCGCGAGAGAAACGGCGCATGATTTCGATGGCGTTGTTCCAGTTCATCTCTACGCCGGTTTGGGCCGACGTAGCGCCGAGGACATCCGCAAAAACATCGCCCATGCCGCCGAACTCTCGGCGCAGCGCGGTCCGCATTGAGCGATACCAGTTCGCCTCGTTCACGATAGCTTGGGCCGCCGGGTCTCCTGCTTTCACGCGATCCGCCAGGTTTCTGATCTCTTGAACTTGGCGATCAACCATCGTGCGTTGCCAATCTTCCGCCGACATTCCCATCGGCGGCTTGTCGAACCCATATGGGATTTCTTTGTAAGTTACTTCGACACCAAGAATATTTCCCTTCTTGTCCTTCTTCGGATCGACCTTGCGAATTTCCATCACATCCTGTGCCCATCCCTGATCCGAAGGATAGGACGCTTTTTGCGAGGCAATCTGATCCTGCACGCCGGCAATATTCTTGCGCGGGACAGACGCCTTGATCATCGCGCGCTCTGGCGAAGACACCAGCTTAGTCGCAAGGCGAGGCGGAACGACCGGCGCCGGGGCTGGCGGCACAACTCGATCAAACGCAGGGGGCGGTGCGGGAAGCGCGCTAGGCGATGTCGGAGGCGGCGGCAGCGCGGCGCTTTCTGGCGTTATAGGGGCCAGCCCAGGCGCAGCCGGAGCCTCCTGCATAACGCGCTCAACGTCAGTAAACGTCAAGGGAGCCGGCGGCGCAGAAGGAGCAGCCGGTGCCGCCTCTGGAGCCTCTACGCGCGGCGGCTCGAGGGGCGAGCGCCCACCAGGCGGCGGCCCGAAGACCGTGAAGAGCGTGTTGGGGTCGATCCCGCGTGCTGCGTTGCCTATGCCCTTGAAGATCGCTCCGGCCAGCGGAGTGGCCTCCAGAATGCCTAGCCCGGCTTCAAGCGCGCCCATGCCCATCGTCAGCGGGTCGCCCGTCTCTCGGCCTCTCTGGAACGTCCTGCCGCCTTCCTGCACCGCGAATGCGGCGCCAAACGGCGTCAGATCCGCCAGCCCCAAGCTGTCGAGAATTGTGCCAGACGCGGCAGGATCGCCCATGATGTCGCGGGCGTAGCGGCCAGCGGTGTAGGCATCCATGCCAACCTGGTTCATCAGCGCGTCTTGCACGCGAGCAATCGCGTTTTCGCGCAACGTCGGATCTGCGGGTTGCAACGCCCCATATTGCTCCATCGACGCAGCCACAGCCTCTGGAGCCGCTGGTTGGCGCATGGGACGGAAAGCATCGATCTCGGCTGCTGTGAAGCCTGCTGCCTCAAGGTCTGCCGCTGTCATCGCCCCTGGGAACTGCTGGGCATATTGCTGCATCTCTGCGATGCGGCTCGGAGCTGCGTATGCTGTCGGGCCTTGCAGCGGACCTGGCGCCATGCGCGGGCGCGGCGGGAGAGGTGCGGTGTATCGCTGTCCAGCGCCGGTGACGTAAACGGTCCGCCCGAGATCGTCCTGACCGACGACGCGATCCTGTCCGGGTTTTGCGCCAAATGGCAGGTCGAAGACACTCATGCTGCATCCTCTGGGTCTATGATAACGCGCTCGACCTTTTCGACCCGTTGCAGGATCGGGCCGCCGTCGGGGCCTGAGACTTCCTGCTTGGTCACGTCGGAGTAGCCGTGCTTGGACAGCATCATCTTGGTGATGGGCGGATTGAAGGTGCCATCGAGGCCGTTGTTGAGCAGTTCGCGCTCTTGTTTTTGCGCGATTGCCTTGAGGATGTCGGAAAAAACCTTGTCCTTGTCTTTCGCCCACTCGTAGCAAGTTTCGCGGTGAATGCCAATTTCACATGCCAATCCTGCCACTGACGGCACTTTGTCGCCTGCCGTGATCCATCCGTCATTGACGTATTCCCACGCCTTTTCAACTATTTCAGGGGAATAGTCTGTCAATCTTCCAGACGGCATCTTGTCACCTCATCTCCGATCAAGCGGTCGGGTCGCGTCGGATGTCATATGCTTTCCCTTCCGGGGTCGCGTAGAAGATCTGCATTTCGCACTCTTTGGCCCACTGTATCTCATAGGCTACACCGATGCTGTCACGCCAGCCTGGGATGCAGAGCACATATAGCACATCGCACTGGCACAGAACAACCAAGTTCCAGTCGCGCCACGCGAGAGCGTTGGACGGCAGCGCGTTGCGTTTGGCGATGTCGTGCCAATGCGCGATGGGCGAGATCGGGTGGATGCCGCCGAGTGTCCAGAGCCACTCGGCGAAGTCGCCGGCCTGTTTGGCGCGCTCGTCCATGACGCGCGGATCTGGGTGCGAGTAGGGGCTGCTGACGAAAGCGAACATGTCTGATCCTTTCACTAGATGAGGATGTCGTCGAGGCTGTCCTCGAGCGATTGATTGGTGGTC